TTTTCTTCGTATTCTTTATCATCTTCCCAAAAATCTTCGACACACAGGTGGCCTACACCTATGGTTCTTTTTCCTAAAGTATCAAGGTATACTTTGTTTCTGTATCCTTCGTGTTTCTTTACCGATTCTAAAAGTTTATCCATGTCAATCATAATCTATCCAATTTTTTATTTATGTTTTTAACCTCTGTCTCTATAACAGCGATTCTTGATTCCATTTTAGTAAATAGAATTAAAGCTTCTTCTAATCTATCAACATCTGTTTCCATTGCAGAAATACGTTGTGATGTCATACCCCAGGTCACACCTAAGGCAAGAATTATTCCAACTATCCAAATTGTATCTCTTAAACTCATACTGCTAACCCATAGTTATCAAATATATATCTTTTAGCATCTCTTTCATCCAAATTTTCACGGTTCATGATCATATCAATAATGGATTGAAATTTTTCTTTCCATTTTGATTGCGCTACTTCAGTTCCAGGAAGACCATAAGTTTTCCTAGGAGGATCATACATCCATGTTTGAGGTCCCTTTAATTGAAACTCCTCACCAGTGACATAATCCTTTCCGTAACCGCTTGGATATACAAATCTATTTGAAATCATATTAGGACCGTGTTCAACAACAGATTCACTTGCCACCCGATTCGTATATGGATTTCTCGTCGTCACAAATTCCCTTGTCAATGAACCTGTTTGATCAGTGCGACTGGATAATATATCCCCTACACTAGGATTCCAATCAAAAGTCCTAGGGTCATATCGCTGGCTCCTATTAGCCATCTCCAAATTTCCGCCGAATCTTGTGTCTGCTGGACCAATACCGTGCCTATCAACTTTTGCCATTATATCTCATACCTCATACCTAATTTAATTTCATATAATTCTTGCAACCTCTGTAATTCTTGTAATGTTAAACCAGTATTTCCTTCAGCGCCACTTTCCCAATATTCATCATAAAGTTTCATTAACATTTCGTCATCTCTTATTTGATCCGGATTTTCAATAAGAGGAGAAATTGGTAACTCTTCAACATATTCTGTTGGAGGGTTATATCTAAATTCATCTTGTTCTCTATCATAACCAGGTAAAAATCTTTTCATGTACTGTCCAAACTCTCTTAAAAAATAATCATCTGCTGTTGGATCTAAATAAGATGTTGCTGGTATTGCCTCTACATTATTTTCATTGGGATAAGGTTCAAGGTTCATGTCTCTTCTAACATCAGGTTTGTACATTTCATTCATTAAAAAATCATACGTGTCTTTCATGCGATTATAATATTCACCTCTTGGTAAACTTTCTAAGCCTCCAGTGCCTCCACTAGAACCAACTGTAAATCGTGTAGTATATTTATTGCCAGGATAATTAGGAGAGTACTGAGTATTTCTATACACTTCAGGATTTCTTGCATTAACAAAAGTAGGATTCATACGGCTTGGGTCTGCGTAAGCTGCTTGTTCAGCCAGTTGTGCGGCTGGATCACTTCTTGCATGAAAGCGATTATATTCTGTATTAGCTCTATCGTAATCAGATCTATATTTTGCTGCAGCATCTACTGCATTATCTAATGTAGGAAATGTTGTTCGTTGTCTTTGTGCTACATCTACCATTATAATACGCTCATTATGCCACCCTCTTTAGCTTGTTTTAAAAAAGGATTGTCGTTCATTGATGTTTGGGGAGTTGTATACTTCCCTTGGTTGTCCATTATAGGATTCATTTGCATTAGTCCACCACCAGCTGCGTAACGCGGTTGTCCTGCATTGTAAGCAAGTGCTGCGTCTGTATCACCCGCATATAAAGCTTGTGCTGCTTGTGGATTCATAACATTACTAGCCATTAAAGAAGAACCAGTTTGATTTGCCGAAAGATTTGCTTGTGGTTCCATGCTTGCATCTGGCACAACATCTGCTGGAAGCGCACTATTCGGTTTAGCTTCAAACATTTTTTCCATCAATGATGGTTCTAATGCGTCTAATGTTTCAGCGCCACTTCCAATCGCATCTGCAGCAACGCCTGCCATATTAGAAGCTTGTGATATTAAATCTTTAGGACGATTCATTAATTTACCAGTGTTATCATAATAACGTTGTTCATTTTCTAGTTCCGCTAATTCTTTATCAAAGTCTTGCCATTCTTCTGGAAACATACGAACTAATTTTTGAAAGTTTAATACACGTAAAGCTTCTGGTAATGTATCATCAATAGTATTCATGTATACACGCATGGACACTGGATTTGTTAATACCCCGGCCATGTACCTCGCTCCCCACGCCAATGCTGCAGTTTTTATATAACCAGGAAACAATGCTCCTGCCGCAGCTGCACCAGCCGTTTTCGTTTGTATTCCTAAAGCAGATGTTGGCATTGCTGATTTAATAGATGAACGAACACCTCCCATTACTGCACGACGTTGCATGAATGTACTAATCTCTGGTATACCATTCTTAGCTGCTGATTCCATAACTGTAGCAAAGTCTGATAGCATTTGATGTGTTGGTAAACGATCAGCCACTGTCTTTGTTAAACCTTCACCAGCTTCTATGCCAGCTTCTCTTAATGATCTTCCGTAAAGATCTTCCATAAATTCTTTTTCTACACCAAACTCATCAATGTATTTTGCTTTTGTTGTTATTGGTCCTGGTAATGCTTCTTTAAAGAAACCACCTAATTCTTTCCCTGCCTTGCCTAATCCTAAAGCTTTTCTAAATGCATTAGCTTCAAAAAATTCTGCGCCTTCTTTTGAAACAATTGATTCATTAAACACATTAGCAATATGTACACCCAATCCTTTATTATAAGCTTTATCACCAACAATATTTTTAAGTGCTTTAATATTTAACTCTGCTAATGATGGATCTTTTTGTGCCGTATCTATTAATGTTTTCCATAAACTATGTGATGCACGCACAGGATCATTTGATATGTTTAATGCAAAACCATGACGCTTAACTTTACCAACTGCTTGTCCTACATCTGTTCCCCAAATTAACATGCCATTACTTACAAAATCTTCGTAGTCTTTCCATAAACGGTGTACTTCTGGTGCGCCACTTTTACTTAATGATCCAAGATCTGCTTCCCATGCACGCATAATATTAGATACGTCATCAGAAAGATTTCCGTATGCACCTTTCTCTAAACTACCACGCATAGCATCCATTTGTGCACGAAGACCATACATTTGATCAATAGTTCTTGCGCCTGTTGTTGTATTTAAAACTTGTTCCTTTAAAAATTTAATTAATGGTGCTGGTACAGATGATGCAACTTTGTCCGCTATTGCGTCTCCGCCAAATCTATCTGTATCTCTTAATCCTGTTTGTAATGTATCATCATAAAATTGTACAATTTTCTTTGCTGTATCAACAAGTGTTTTATCATTAACAACTGCACCATATTCTTTTGCTGCACTAACTAATGCTGCTTCTTTTTCTTTTGCTACATCACCAAATGCTTTTAATGATTGTCTAGATAAACGTTTAAAATCAACGCCCATTTCTTTTGCACTTTGGTATGGTGCTAAACGTCCAATCATGCTATCACCAATGTCCATTAAATCATCCATCTTTCTTGCAATATTTTTATATGCCAGTGTCCCAAGATATGGTGCACGGCCAAATGTTTTCATTAAACCTGCAAGCATTGGTGATCCAATTTCATGTCGTCTTATGTTCGTACCTGCTATTTCATCAAGCTCCGGCCAGAATCTAGATTGACTAAACTCATCTGGACCTAACCAATTTAATGCTTTTGATTTAGCTATTTTTGTGTATGCTTCATTAAACTTTGGTATCATTCCTAAAATAGGCATACGAAGAACAGCTTTTTCGCCGTTAGCTTTTACACCTAATTCTTTATATAATCTTTGTTCCGCGTTCATTATGTCTTCACCACTTGGCACACCTTTACCAGCTGGTTGTTTAAACATTCTAAATATATTACCACCAACAACATTACGAAGACTATAGTATGCTGGACGCGCTCCAAAGAATATAGTTCCTATTGCACCATCAAGAGCCATCTCTTTTGATGCATTTACAGCACGTGTTTTTTGATCAGGGCGATTAATTCCTCGTGGTCCAAAAGTTAAATCTTCTGGAATAAGTTTTGATAATAATTTAGCTTGTTGGCTATCACTTTTTGCTAACCAGTTTTTAGCTTTACCCGCGTTTGACATTATATCTAATGCTACTTCATAACCATAATCCATTAACCCTGTACCAGCCATGCCACCAAGAACAGCGCCACCAGCTCTCGCCCACCAAGGACCTTTAGTTGCACGCGCACCTTTAGCCGCACCTTTTAAAAATTTCTTAGCCCACATTTTTTGACCATACTTATATCCTTTTAATGATCCACCAATGCTTCCTGCCATTAATGACCCTGTTCCTATAACAGGATAAGGATCAGGTGTGTTTGTCCATAAACCAGATGCATCATAATTAGAATATGCTTGTGGTCCTACGTCTGTTAAATCACCTTCATTTAAACCAGATGCAAAAAGCATTTCTCTTCGCATATCATCTACTTGTTGGAGATATTTTTCATCACCTGTTTCTTGATATTTTTTTACACCTTCTTGTGTTAGTATTAAAATATTATCTTTAATTTTATCACGCTTCATTCTATTGAGACGCATGTTTTCCATTTGCACAGCACGTTTTTCACGGTCTGCTGGAGTCATCATCCAATAGTTATCTTTACCAAAAGGTGCTGCAAAAGGTACGGCTACATTTCCTAAAATTTGAAATGGTGCTGCAAGTGGGTCGGCAATATATTTCTTTTGCCAAGCACGATTTTTATTAATAATTCTTGAAGCTTCTGTTTGCGGAATACCACCTTCAGTAGTGCTAGTAAATGTTTGGTCAGCTGGACCACTAACACCAGGTGTTGTATCTTTAAAAATATCCGCTTCGTATTCTTTATATGTTTTAGCCATTATTCAAACATGTCCATGTCTAATCCCCATTGATCTGCATACTTTTGTAAAACAGAATTTGATTGTACCATATCTTCGTTATAATCTTGTTGTATATTTCCTTTGTTTCCATGATCCCATTTAATAAATGAATTACCGCCCGATATATCTGGGTAAACAGAATAATTTGCAGGATCACGTTTTCTTAAATCATAGTATGCATTTTCAAAATCACCGTAATTTACGCTACCAAAATCTACAGGTGAATATATTAAATCACCACGTCTGTTTGCTAATTCTTTGTCATTAGTTAAACCACTTGCTTCCATTGCACGAATCATATTGCTATGAAGTTGTGTATAAATTTTCATGTAGTTATTAATTACTTGTTTTGGTGAGTTAGAACGATTAAGAATACCTGTCAGTGCCGTGTCTGCAAATGATCTTCTAAGAACGTCTGCTAACATACGACCAGTTGGCTGTCTGTCTCTTGCCAACATTAATCCAAGTGTTGTTTCAAATGTTTCAAGTGAACTTTTTCGTGGATCTAATAATATTTTTTCTAAAGAAGATTTTGTAAAAAACACTTTTGGAGAACCAGCTTCTGAAACAATATCTCCTTCAATATTATATTGCAAATCATTTTGTCCGTATTGGTTTTTGTAATCAATGAAGACAGGAACCATTTCACCATTAAAATTAATAGTACCATTGCTATCAAAAACAGTGAACTCACCAAACTCATCATTAATAATATCGGTAACCATTGTTTTATAACGTTTATCAAAGTCACCGTCATTTGCTGCTTGTTCAATTAATTCTGCTAATGGACCAAGTTTTCTGCCGGCTTCGCCTGCTACACCTATAAGATGTTGGTTATTAATAATTGTAGGCATAACAACTTCTGCCAATTCTTTGATGCCACGTTGTAAATACATACCATATTTTCTTTGATCAGCCTGTGATGCGTCTGTTGGCATCGTAGCACCACCACCTTGTCCGCCAGCCATGTTCAGTGCCTCTGTACCTTCACCAGCTTCTATAAATGTGAATGCGTCATATCCTAATTCGTTATTTAAATTATAATAATATTTTTCTTCTGGACTTGTTCTTCTTACCTGTCGTACTTTCGTTGGAGGTCCATTAGGAATAAAATTATTATTCTCATCACGTAATAATGTGACACCATCTTCTGCTGTTTTATAGTTATTTTTATATACCCATACATATGGACCACTAGTTTCATTAGCTTCCATTTCTTTAAAATACATTTCCATTGCCGCAGCTGTTAATTCACGGTCTGCTTTTCCTTTTTCTATTCCCATTTGAAATAACATAGGAGCAGTTTGTCCTGCTGCTTGTCCTACAACTTCAAAAAATCCACTAACGCCAGGTTCACGTGTTTTTCCTGACATAAGAGCTGCACCTAATTGCATAAGCATAGCAGATTTTTGCATTTCATCACCGCCAGCACTTTGCCCTAGTACCTCGTTCATTATGTCTTTGTATTTATTAATTCTTGTTAAACTATCATTGTCAAGAACAAGGTTAGGGTCATCTGATGCTGCTGTTACTGCCGCACCTTTCTCTGAATCACCTTCACCACCTTGTGTATCTTCATAATCTTTTGTCTCTGTCGTGTAATCTTTATTCTGCGTATTGTTTGGATCGTTTACAATTTTAATAGTTTCTACTTTTTCTGGTTCAGAATCTGCATCAAGTGGTTCTTGTCTATCACTAGGAACAGTTGCTTGATCCAATGGTTCATAAGTTCTATTTGGATATAATGCATCTGTTGCGAGCAATCCACCTTCTATGGTTGCACCCCAACCAAGCATGGATTTTAATTTACCTTGGTGTCCTGCTAATATGTCTATGTAGTTACGATAGATAGGGGCTGCATGTTTTATTCCTTGAAATAAGGCACGGTCATAAATACCCATGCTTAACCTCCTGCTGCGTTTTGATAGCCCTGATACATGCCGAGTCCCATGATTCCTCCACCTAGAACCTGTGCTAGTGGATTAGTCATTGGTGATGTTCCCATCGTCGTTGCCATCTGCGTAGAAGGAACTTTACTATAAATGTCAGACACAAAACCTAAACGTTGGTATGGTTCAGCAGCTTGTTGTATTTGCTGCTTGTAACCCGCATCCATTATTTGTTGCTGTCGCTGTTGTTGTACAGATCCAGCAGCCATAGAAGATGCTACGTCTTGTTGTATTTGTGATTGCATTTGTTGTCCTAATTGAGCAGATTGCTGACCGGCTCCAGCATAACGCGCCATTTGATTTTCAAAATCTCCCCTTGCGGCTTGTTGTGCTTGTTGATAATTTTGTGCTTGTGCTTGTCCTACTGCTCTTGCTTGCTGTGCTCCAAGTTCTGCAGTTTGAATTCCTTCTCTTGCTCCACCAAATGCTCCAGTTTGTACTCCTCTTGCTGCAGCTTGGTTTTGTAATTTTGCAAATTGATCTTCTATTCCTCCTATTACCTCAGTTTGATATGGATTCATATATGCTTGATAAGATGTAGGGTCATATGCCTGTGTTGATTGCGTAACATAATTTCCTGCAGCTTGTAAATAAGGTGCAAATTTACCAATACCTGTTTGTGCCATATCAAATGCTTGTGTTTGCATTGGATCAAATGCTGCGACGCCTTGTGTTGGAATAGTTTGTGGTGTTTGGCTAGAATACTTCGCCGCTTCATCCATTAAAGCTAGACGACGTGCCTCCATTGCTGGCGCTTCACGCGCAAACTGTGTTTGAAACGTTGTCCCACTAGGAGCGTCTGTTTCATATCCTTTACCAAAAAGATCACTCATGTTTAAACCTCTTGTATACTTTTGCCGTTGCTTTCATTCCTAAGCGCTTTGCAAAAGCGTCAAATTTATTTAGTTGTTTGTTCGCTGTTGGTGCAAAAACAATCTCTGTGGCATCATTCATTTCTGCCCATTTGATAAAATTTCGCATCATCATCAAACCAACCGTACCACCGCGTGCTTCTGGAACTACGTACAGTTCCAAGTTTCTCGCGATCTTTTGGTGACCAACGCCATACTCAGCGATGTCACTAATTAAAAATCCTACTGGTTTATCATTATCTTCTGCGATAATAGCAAACCCATCTGGTTTTTTAACGGCGAAGTTAAAGTATTGTGTAACTTTATCTTCGTTAAATTCAACTCCCTTTTCCTCCAGGTAAGATTCTTTATACATATCCTTTGATACTTTTAGAATCCAAAAGAGATCTTTCTCTTCGAAAAATCTCCAATCCATTTATCTATACCATTCCCTCCTGTGGTGTTTCTGACTGCGGATCTAATTGATTCATCATCGCATACATTCGCTGTGCGCCTTTTTGTCTATCGCCACCACCAAAATTTGTTACAGCTTTTTCTGTAAATATAAACTCACCGTCTGATACTTTAGCATTAATGGAATCAGATGTACCTGTACCTGGTCCACTAATATCGCCACCCATTTCAAGATTCATTATTCCACCTTTGTTTGCATATTTAAAATCTAATGCTGGTGGTGCAATATTATAATAAGGGTTATCCATTTCGCCTTCAATGTCTTCTGGATCAACACCATACATAAAGGCAAGTTGTTGTTTTCTTTGTTTTTTAATTCTGTCCCATGCTTGCGCGTCAGTTTCTCTTGCACCATAGACGCCAGCTAAAGTTGGTACTAGTGCATTTAATACATTAAAATCTGTCTTAGGTAATAAAGCTGCCATCCCTGTTCTTACTGCTTCTGATTCACCTTCTCCTAATGGAGGTTTCATAAAGTAATTTAAGTTTTCTCCAGCACCCATTGACTTACCAGATATCACATTACTAAATAAATTAGGTTGTCTTTGAGAAGCTGCAGCGTATCTTTGTGCTGTTATACTAGGATCATTTAATTGTGCTAAAACATTTGCTCTTTCCGTAACACCAGATATTGGATCTGGTATATTTCCGTAAGCAGGATTAATATCATCCATTGTAAAAGGTATTCTATATTGTGAACCACTAGTTGCTATATCTTTAATACCTGGCATACTTACATTTCTATTTAAAAGTACATCCCAAATACTAGCTTTCTTTCCGCCAGCACCTGTAAAACCTTTTTCAGCTAACGCTAATGCTTCTTTGTTTGCACTAGAAAATAAAAATGGAAGTGTTGTCAATGCACCATAAAGTGCTGCTTTCTCTGGGTTACGTGCGCGCATTAATCTTGCTAACCCGTAACTTGTTGCTGCACTTGTAAGTGGTTTGCTTATCAATGGCATTGCTGCACCTTTAGATAAAAGTGGCATTAACTTAGCAATTCCAGCTTGACCAAAAGGAGTCATAGAAAGACCACCAATTAAAGCTGCTTTGCCTAGTGGGCTTTTTATTACGTTCTTAATTGCCTTATCAAAAAATCCCATTATGCTCTCTCATAACCATACATTGTTTCATCATATATTCTTCTTGCTTCAGTTTCATCAACACCGTATTGCCCCATAATTCTTAATATGTCTTCTGTTTCAAGATTAGACATTTCAGTGGTTGGTTGTTCCATGTTTGCCATGTCCATAATTGGATCTCGATATATATCATCTGGTGAAAAAAGATCTAAAGCCTCTCTAGCCATTCCTTTTGACAAGTAAGGCATTGCTGGCATTGGTGGAAGAAATGGTAATATTTTTTCTAACATATTAGGGTCATCTTCAACTTCCGGTGCGAGAGGTCCACGGTCCACGCCTATATTTTCTGGAGTTAATGAAAAGTTGGGATCAGTAAAAGGTCTGTCATTAAATTCATCTATTCCTGGTTGTCTATCTGAAGGTAAATATTGTAAAGGATCATTAATATCACTTATTCCTGGTTGTCTATCTGAAGGCATGAAAGGATTATTGAGTCCTGGCTGTCTATCTGAAGGCATAAAAGGATTATTAATTCCTGGTTGTCTATCTGAAGGTCCTCTATAAGGATTAGCATTACGAGCGCCATACATATAACTTAGTTCAGCTGGGCTCATAGCATAAACTCCTGGGTCAACCATTTCTTCTGTTGTTGTAACATTTCCTCTTGGATCAGTAACATCTGTTGTTTGTGTTCCTCCTAACATTTGTAAAAATGGATTTTCTCTTGCGTATCTGTCCATTTGTAATGCTTCAAAAGGTCCAGCATCTTCCATTTGTTCTTCTTTACTTTTGTATAAGTCAGCCATGGATGGGTTAACGTTAAATAGTTCTGGATATAAATCTCTATACATAGGATCTATTAAACTGGTATTATCGGACCTAAAACGATTATTTTTTATTGCGTTTATATAATTAATACTTTCTCTTAAATTAGCAGCAGAACTAAATGGTCCACCAAAATTAGATACATTTGCTATTTCTCTTGGAGCGTTAGGAAATCCTTCCACAGCCATTTGACGTGAAAACACATTAGGATTGACATAACTATCATCATCTATATATCTTGTATCTCTAGCACCTCCTTGAGGATTCATCATTTGACCGTAGCCATAATTCATCCTGTCTTCTATAAGATTTCTTTCTGGTAAACTTCTGATTCCAGTATTAGCTCTTTCTAAATTACCACCAAACCTAGTATCTCTTACTGCCATTATGAACTTCCTCCTAAGATGTCCGGTAATTTATTTACACTTATTGACACGTCTCTTTTTATATCCTCTTGTTTTGTATCTGTTGCAGGGTTAATGACATCGGCTTCTGCTTCTGCTTCACTTGCATAAACCTTCCCTGTAGTGGCGTGCTTTATCGTGGATTTAGTTTCCACGTCAGGCGCTGGATTTATTGTTTTTCCAGCAAACACGGTAGTATCTTCATTTATAGCCATTTTTTCTCCTCATTGCAATAATTAACTTATCTCCAACACGCTTAAAATTACATGTAAATCTCCACCATTTTCAGCCTGTACCTTGATAGCCTCAGATTCCTTGAGTACTACAGGTGATGTGGAAAAAGAATAACTATTAAATAACTCCTCTGATGTGCCTTTTTGTATGTTTCTGTTTGTCTCTAAAGTATAACTTACACTGCTGGAATCTACTATAAATGTCCTTATTTTACAATCAGTTTCTTCATCTATATTAGTTACACGCAGTGATTTAATAATTGCTGTTGTAGCTGATCCTACAGTATAAAGTGTAGTTAGCTCACTTGTTGTTAATACCGCCTTATAATTTGTATATGTATTAGCCATTTATTCTAAAAACCATGCTACGGCTTCATTATCATCTCTAAGTGGTTCTGAAGTGTATGTATTATTTAAAGCAAAAATTAATTGCTCTAGTGTTTGAATCATCTGTGCCATTTGTGATTGATCATATTCTGGTGTTGCTTGTGGTAATAGAGGTACTGTTATTTTTGTCATATTATCCTCTCATTCCGTCAGGTTTACCATCAAAACGCATTGTTCCATAACGCCAGTTATCACTAATTGCATCACTAGATACGCGCAATGCAAGTTGTCTTCCTCTTATGCGTGTGTCTTGTTTAGTTGTTGAAGTTGAAACAGCGTATGGTCCGTGTGTTGTTTGTGATGACGCTGGATAAGATCGTGACTTAACTGTTATATCAACATTACCAACTTGATTTTTAAAATCAGGTATAAATCTTGCAATTGACATAAACTGATCACCATCTCCAATATCAATATCAGCTGATTCAATGTATGCTGTCATTGCTGACCCAGCATCATCGACGCCTTTTTCTTGTGCATATACAAATGTTCTACCAACTTTGTTTCCGTAAATTGTAGAAATAGTTGCAGTAGAATCAGAAGAACTATATTCAGTTGCATATGGATTTGGATAAACACCTCTATCAGCCCACGTACTTCGTGACAATGATCCAGTATACCATAAATTTTCTGCGTAATTATAAGCCACGTGACGATCTATTTGTAATGAATCTGCTGATGGATAAAACCATATTACTTCATTAAAATCTGAATTAGATGAACAAAAAACTTCATTAAATGCGTTTTTATTTATATCGTCAAATACATAATCCTGTACGCTGCACGGTATTTTTTTAACTGCACCATCAAATGTGAAAAAAGAATCATTACCCATCCAATAAGTTATACCACTGACATCAATTGATGCATCAACACCTACAGCACCACAGTTATCACCTAATTGTTTAAATCCAAAAGTAAAAGGTGGACCGATAAATTGCATTTGATATAAAGCTGTATCAGTCCAAATAAGTATAGCACCTCTAGATCTAACAGCTGCGCTTATTTTATTTCCTGCAGTAAGTCTTTGTGATCCAGCCGTGTTAGTTGAAGTTGGCGTCCAATCACTTGTAGATTCTTGGTCTGACCAACGAATAAACATATTATCTTGTGTTGTAGTTGTGCCTATTGTTGTTTCTGTTCCAAAACAAATAACATGTCGATCATCACCAGATACTAACATAAAACGAGATTTAGTTGGTGCATTACTTACATTTGTTCTTGCAGCTACATTACTAGATAATCCTGAAGAAGTATCCCAATAATATAAACTACCATCAAATTTTTGTGCTAACACATCCTCGCCCCAGTTATCTAATGACCAATTTTCTGCTACTAGTTTTGCTTCTTGTGCTCCTGTTAATCCTTCACGTGTATTATTCCATGTTCCTTTATCAGTATCACCTGTTGAATCCCAAACACTAGCACCCCAACCATATCCATAAATTGATGTAGCTGGTCCTGAGTTAATTTCATAAGTTGCTGTTGCTGTTGCGCCTGTTGCCGTAGAAGATGCTGCAGCTGGTGCTTCAATTGTATAAGTATTATCATCAACTGCTGTTAATATTTCAAATTCATTTTGAAGATTAGATTGTGTTAATCCACCAATAGCCCCACTAACGCTTGAAATAGTAACATGATCACCAATTAAACATCCATGAGATGCGTCTGTTACTGTGACTGTTTTTGATCCTGATGTTGTTGCAAATTGTGTAATAGATCCTGTTCCACGAGTTGGTGTTACATCGCCATAACTTCCCTCAGAATATGCATAGAGCTTCTTATTAGTTCCGTACATTGCGTAGTTAACACCGGCATTACTGGACCATGTAAGTATAGCGCGAGTTGCACCCAAGAGCGCGTCGCTTGAAACTTTTTCCCAACCACCAATTTTTTCAGGTTGTCCATAACGAAATCTAACATTATCACTATCAACCCATTTACCTTCAGCACCGTATTCGGTATTTTGTTTATCTATACCAGGTGCTACTTGAAGTTTTGTTAACGGCACGTTAGCTCCTAATTAGTTGCGTAATAAGGTATCCAATAATCAGTCCCGTTGACGTCAATACGAATGTGCCCTGTTAATGATCCTACACTTGTATCTGTTGAAAGACTTTTACTTTGATCAGAAGCAGTTGTTCCATCAAATTTAATAAAAGGTTCATCTTGGTCATCTTGATCTAATGCCAAACATGCAATTGCGCCAGAAGAATTAGCTTGATTAATTTCAACTGGAGCTCCAGCTGGAGAATTTGTTCCAAAACCAATTTTATCAGCTGAGCCATCTACAAAAAAAGCATTTGCTAATGTATTTGTTTCCATTCTAAGATCTACAGAAGCACCAGATTCGTTAAATACAAATCCACCACCATCAAAATCAATATCACCTGTTGCTTTAATTCCACCTACTACGTGTAATTCTGTTGAAGGTGAACCTGTTTTAATTCCTACACGATCATTTCCTGCATCAGTAAAGAATAAGTTGGCATCGCCGTTTCCTTCTATTCTAAAATCTACATCTGCTGATGATTGATTAAATATAAAACTACCACCATCAAATTCAACGTTTCCTGAAACAGTTAGTGTTCCATTTGCTGAAATGTTTCCACAGTCAGCTAGAACATCAAACATTGTTGAACCATCAGAATAAAGTAAATGTTTAGAACTTGATACAAGAGAAGCTGCTGTTCCACCTGCTGGTTTAAATCCAAGTGTATATGTGCCCATGCTTGTTGCATTATCGACAATATACCAGGACTCTACAGCTTCACACTGCATGGTTGTATTACCAGTAAGTGATCCTGTTAATTTAATTATTGCGTTACTTTGTTCATCTGTTGTTGATCCATCAGATGC